GCGGCGCTGGGCGCGGATAGCCTCGACCTCGTCGGCGTCGCGTAGGATCTCCGGGCTGGTGCCGAGGATCTCGCCGTAGTTGCGGATCGCCTCGTCTGCATTGAGGTTGTCGACGATCTCGGGGAAAACGGCACTGAGGTTGCCGGCGAACGAGAAGGTGCGCTCGATCGATGACGCAGCGACAGCCTCCTGCGCCTGTGCCAGCAGCGAGATGTACTTGACCTCGAGCTCGACGCCCTCGAGCGCAGGCGGTGGCGGTGGCAGCATTCCTGCCTCGTACGCGAACAGGAACACGTCCTCGATCAGCGGGTCGAGCAGCTCGGTGTTGAGGCGCTGCAGCACCGGGCCAAGCAGGACGAGCTTCTCTTCGTGGCGCTCTGCCACCTCGGTGGCGGTCATCATGCGGCGGTCGCTGTTGATCATCATCGCGAAAAGGTCGGCGTAGAAGCCGCGCTGGATGCGGTTCTGCACCTCTTGGATGTCCATCATCATCTCGTTGATGCGGGGCTGCACGGTGTATGCAGGCTGGAAGCCCTGTGACCCCTGCTGCGGGTCGACGTAGGTCGTGCCGCCCGGCAGCACGGTCGACGGCTTGCCCTTCAGCGACAGGCTGCCGACCATCGGCGGGTTGACCATCTTGTCGATCGCCTGCGCCTTGCGCTTCTGCTCATGCTGCAGCTGCTTGATGTCGCCGAGGTATTCCATGCCGGGGCTGACGCCGTAGACGTCGCCGCCCAGCACATCCCAGCGCGGGCAATAGGCGGGGAAGCGGTCGAAGCCATGCTCTTGCAGCAGCTTGTCGCCGTCTGCGCCCTTCTCCATGTAGACGTCCATGAACGCCTTATTCTTCGGATCAAGCGGGCGTGTCAGGTCGCGCTCTTCCATGCGGCGCGGCTGGATCAGGTGGATGATCTCGATGCGCGCATCGTAGTTCTTCTGGTCCCACAGGCGCTTGACTGTCTTGGAGACGTTCGACCAATCCTCGGTGCCGTCGCGCTGGATGACGAACTGCTCGACCACCTGCGACGTGCTCATCGTGAACTCTCGCCCCAACGTGTTGACGCTGCCGTATTCGTCCTCAGCGATGACGTACTCGCCTGCAGTGAACGGGCGGAACGAGACGATGTCGGTGGGGTGACGGCGTCGATACAGAGCGCCGGTGCCGAATGCTCCGAGCTCGGTGTAGATGGTCGAGGCGCTGTTGTAGAAGTTGGAGCGGGTCAGGATGGTGCGAATTATGCGCTCAGACTGACCGATCCAGTCCTTGACGCCTGCAGCATCCATCAGCTCTGGGTCGGGCGTCTGCAGGCGGAACCACGGGCGTGCAGGGCTGGTCATGCCGGACATCATGCCAGCAGACAGCGTGCGGAGGGCTTGCCCTCCCGTATTGTCGACGATCTTGGTGTTGCGCTTGCGGCCCTTGCTGCTCTGGTCCTCGAGCAGGTAGCGGCCCCGACGCGGGATCAAGTGGTCAGAGATCTCGATCCAGTGAGATCGCCAGCTCGATCGGTCATCCTCAAGGCGCTTCCATCGCAAAAAGATCGACCCTCGCTTGCCCTTGAGCGAGCTGTTCATCAAATTATCAGGCGTCTGCGCTACCATTATGCGTGCTCCTTGTACGACAGGACGCCGTAAACGGTCTGGTTCGTCGTGATCGCCTGATACGAAAGGACGTACTGGTCGGCAGTATCAGTGATTGATTGCGTCATCCACCTAACGTAGTTGCCGACCAGCTGCTCCTGAGCGAAGTCGGCTGCAGGTGCTGCGAGCAGGATAGTACCAAGATCGGTGACGGTCTGCCCCGTGCCCACGGCACGCTCGACCTTGCCATAGGCGGCGTAGGACAGAGCGGAACTCAGGGTCGGGTTGCGCAGAAGCATCAGGATGCCGGTGTCGGTGGCACCGCCGCTGCGGGCAGAGGAGATGCTCTCGATCTCGATGGCCACGTCGCGGTACGTCGTGCTCTTGCGGATGGCCTGCAAAACATAGTTGGTGCCTGAGCTGTTGGCGGGGATGCCTGCGGTATTGACCGAGCACCTGAGCCTACCGTTGCGCGTCACGTCGCCGCTGACGGAGACTTGGCAGCAGACGGCGGTGAAGCTCCCAGTACCGCCATTTGACCGGATCTCGTAGCGAGCAGGCTGCTGCGGAGACTGGAATATCAGCGCGTCGGTGCTGCCACAGCAGCTCACCGCATGAAGAAGTTGCCACCTGCTGCCTAATCTGATCCAGACACGGAGGACAGCTCCGCCTAGCCAGAGGAAGTCGAACATCAGGACGGTGAATTTCGACCAGTCGTATTCAGGCAGGTCGTCGTAAGCCTCAAAGGCCTGCCGACCTAGCCAGTCGGCGTATGGGACGTTGAATATCTCGGTGCCGTTGTTGTAGGCGACAAGGCGTTTGGTGGTGCCGTCATCCTCCAGAAAGAAGCCGTCTAGGCTCCCGCTGTGCGGTGCTACCGCAGAGCTTGAGAACATGCCCACGCGCTTGGTGACGCCGGCCTCAGTATGAAAGTCAAAGAGGGTCGCCTCGAACTGCGTCGGGTAGCCGGCGTAGTAGGGCATCACCGTCTGCGAACGTCTGATGCAGTACTCGCCGGCGTCGACGCCCATGACCATGCGGTTCTGGGTGAAAGTGAAGCCACCGGTTCCAGTGTTGCCCCACATCTCGCTGGTGTTGTCATCCGTCAGCGTCTTGCCGTCGAACAGTATCATCGGTGACGCCGTGAGCATAGCGCCGCTCGGCGAGAACATCGGTTCTGCAGAGGGGCTCGTGTATGCCCCGGCAAATGTTACGGTCGACGGTGGCATAAGTTACTCCCCAGACAGCGATGGCTTGGGCGGGGGCGGCGGCGCGGTTTCCTGCGCCTTTGCCCGCTCAGCGATCGCTTGATTTGTGCGTTGCTGTGACATCATTGGCCCGTCAGGCTTTTGAGGGCGCGGGCTGTGTCGCTGACGCTCAGGCCTTGCGCGCCGCCGAGGTTGCGCACGCTGCCGCCAACGCCCTGCTGCATGCGACCGCGACGCATGGCGTCAGCTCGGGCGCGGCTGGTGGCTGCATCCTGCATCGTCGGTGCAGGCGGCGGAGCTGGGGGCGGAGCTGGGGGCGGAGGCGCGCCGCCGCCGAGGCCGGGCAGGGTCAGGTAGATGGCGAGGCGTGACATGCGATGTCTCCCGATCTGGTTTTGATTAGATGCTGACGCAGCTGCCAAGGCGTGAGTGCCGAGGATCTGATGCCGCAGATGGATTTGGTGAGGCCGACGCAGTTGTTCAGGATGAACGGGCCGGGCGTACGCCGGGCCTTGCGCTCGATCGCGATGACCTCCTTGCCCTGCTCGCGCAGGTACTGCGCCAGCGGGTAATCAGGTTCGCACAGCACGGTGGTCACCTGCCCCTCGAGGCGCAGATCGTGACCCACCCACGAATGAGCGCGCTCGTCGATGACGGCGCACCAGACGTGCCGATAGCCGCGCTTCAGCAGCGGGCTGAGCGGGTGCAAATTGTTCTGTTCAAAGATCACAAGCGCGTCTGTCATGCCGCGAAGATACACGACGGGGATTGACATGTCGAGATCAGCCTCATCCGAACGGGTCGTACTCGTGTTTCGCCTGCTGATAGTTCGCGCCGTCGTAGCCTGCGCGGGCCGAATGATGCACCGGCAGGGCATAGGTCAGGGCGAGCGCATCAGCCATATCCGGCGAAGATAGGCCACGCTTCTTCATGTCCTCTTTGCGCTCGAGCTGGATCTCGTTGCGGATGTTGTAGCCGTACTCGACGCCTGTCAGGTCGGTCTTGAGATCCTCGTCGTCGGGCAATCGGATGCCTGCCTTGATGGCGTCGCGCAGGTTGCCCCACATCTGCGCTCGCATGTTGGCGTAGCCCTTCTGCGTCGCCTTGCTGCCGAAGTTGACCTCGATCACGTCGTGCCCCAGCTGGCGCAGGCGATCGACCACCGGCCCGCCGACGCCGCCACCGTCGACCATGATCGCGTCGGGGCGCTTCTCGTTGGCGATGCGCGACACCTCGGCGGCGAGCGTCATCGTGTCGATCTGCTGGTAGACGTGGAACCCTTGGCTCTCGGCGTCGCGCCCCTGCCGCAGGTAAACCACGCTGCTGTCATCGCCAAACCGGGCGACGTCTACGCCCATGACCAAAGGCTCACTGGGACCGACGAACACCTCGTGATCGATGCACCTCTCGACATCTCCAACGCTGATGAACTGCAGCGAG